CCGCTTCTCTGCCGCAACTAAAGCGGCACGGGCAGCATGGACGGTATTAGGATTAAATCCTTTTGTTGCTATTGCCACAACCGTTGCAGCCGCAGCAACAGGACTGTATATCTACGCTCAGCGTACTTCTGCTGCAGCACGTAGGCAAAAGGAACTGGTGGTTATGAATAGAGAGGCTGAAAAAAGCATTAGCGAAGAAAAAAATAAGCTGGATGCTTTACGGAAAGTACTTGAGGATTCTAAAGAACCATATGAAAAACGGAAGGCTGCATTAGAAGATATTCAGTCCATTGTTCCGGAATATCATGCTTCATTGACGGAAGAGGGGGTGCTTATCAACAACAACACGCAAGCGCTGGACGGTTATGTAGAAAAGCTGTTGCTCACAGCCAAACAGCAAGCGGCCAATGCCAAATTACAAGAAGCCCTGGCACAAAGGTCAGAATGGATTCAGGAGAACGGTTCCGATGCCATGAAATTTAAAAATCTCGAATGGGAGATAAATGACCCCGTCAATATGGACAAGTCCGTTGAGGAACTTGCAGCAGTCAACGGGATATCACCCACTGCATACCGCGTATGGGCTACCCAGAAAAAACGTCTTGACGATAACGTTCGGTATTACGAACAGATGATGCAGGATTATACCTCCCAGTTGCTTGCCATCAACGATAAATACAAGACTATTACTCCAGATTCTCCAACAATTACCGGAAACGGTGGCAGTGGTGGAGGTTCTGAATCTGAAGAAGAGCGGAAAAAACGTGTCAGCAAGGAATTGGAGGATATAGAGACTAACCACATGCAACAGCTCACCCATCTCCAGAAGCTTTATCTTGAGGGAGAAATCCAGACTAACGAGGAATATACTGCCCTTCAGATAGATTTGGAGAAAAAGACTTTGGATGAGAAATTGGCGATAATGGGGCTGGAGCCGCATGAACGTGAGAAGTTGCAGGTAAAGATGCTGGAGGCACAAATCAAGTTCAATGAAGAATGTAAAAAACAGGATGAAAAGACAGAAAAGGAGCGTCAGAAAGCATCAGACAAGATTGCCAAAGAACGCCTTTCAGTTCGTCAGAAACAACTCCGTATCGAATTGGAAGAAGCAGCTTCCTATCATTATAGGAACCTGACTTCCGAGGAGGATTTCTCCCAGGAGATGAACGAGATTCGGAAACGGTATTGGAATGATTTGCTTCACAACTACCGACTGACTGAGGAACAACGTACGGAGATACAGAAGGAGCAGGCCGAAGCCCAGACCGATGCCGAGAAAGAGAAGTACGACAAAACCATGGAAATGCATAGGCAATATGCCTCTCTGGTGACGGATATCGCTTCCGACTTCGGAGAAACGATTGGTGAAATGATTGCCACTGGCGAACTTTCGCTGAAGAATTTCTTACGTGAAACCATTATGATGACACTGGATGCTTTGGAACGTGTTATTGAGATCTCCATACTGGAAATCACCGCAAAAAATTTGGCGGCAACAGCTCCACTTTCCTTTATCGGTGCCGCAAAAGCAGCTGCCCAAGTAGCTGCCATCAAAGCGGCTTTTGCTGTAGTAAAAGGGATGGTCGGCAACTTCTACACTGGTGGCTATACCAGTCCCGGTGACTGGGATCAGCCACAAGGCATCGTGCATTCCAACGAGTTCGTCGCCAACCGTTTCGCTGTCGCCAACCCGAATCTGCGACCGATATTCGACGCCATTGACGTGGCACAGCGTAGCGGTAATGTTGGTAATCTGACAGCTGAAGACATAGCGGCTGTAGCAGGTTCCGGAAAGAGTACACGTACCGTACCAGCCAAAGCACCCGCTGCCAGCGCCACAACGACGACCAATGACCCGGCTATGGTGGCGATGCTGATAGAATGTACCCGCGTATTGCGGAAGCTTAAAAACAGGCTGGATGCCCCTTTGGTAGCGGAAACTTATGTTACCGGCAAACGGGGTATCAACCAGGCTCAGAAAGAGTATCAGAAGTTGAACAACAATAAATCACGCAACAAGCAATGACAGAATTATACATTGACGGGCAGTTGGCCGCCCTTCCTGAAGGGTTCAACATTACGTTCACCTCCGAGAATCCGTATTTCACCCGTAGCTCCAATTATTCCTTGGACATAGAACTCCCCATGCCTGCTAATCATGCCATATTCAAGCACGTGAACAGACTGGATGTGACGAAAAAAAAGACTATCCTTCCGGCCACACTCATCGTTGACGCCAGATGCCTGCTTTACGGCAGTGCGGTTTTACTCTCGGTGGAAGATGCACTGGTTAAGGTACAGCTCGTATCGGGTAATGCGGAATTCAATCTGCTGACCAATGATGATATGTATATCGACCAACTTGACTTAGGCACAATCAGTTGGCCGAACAACAATCAGAACCGTTTCCAGCCACCTGCCAATATGGTGAACTACTACGGTTCGGTGGACGACATTGAAGCTGTATGGTTGCCGGTGTTCTATCAAGATGCCAAATGGGAGAACCTTCAGAACGATGCAATCTATGAGTTCGGCACGAACAATTTTACCCTTTGCCCCTATTATGGCCATCGATGTGTACAGCCATACCTTTTGACAGTCATCAAGAGAATAGTGGGGCATTTTGGCTATACGTTCGATACCTCCTTCTTTGATAACAATTTCTTGCGGAACGTTTATGTATGCAGCGCGGTAAGCAGCAACCGGGTGGCCGCCGCATTGCCGCACTGGACTGTTTCCGAATTCTTTGATGAACTGGAGAAATTCCTTTGTGCGGTTACAGTGGTCAACGAACGCACCAAAGTGGTGAGTCTCGTAGGGCTTAACGATTATTTTACAGAATCCGGAAAGGAGATAATTCCTGCATCTTCCCTGCTACGGGAGTTCACTGTGGATATTGAAGATGAAAAGAATGAGAAAGACTTGAGCACTGGCAATGTGGGCTACAATCTGCCTTCCCATACGGATGACGGCTATCTGCGAATTGAAAGGGACATTATAGAAGCTGCATACAAACAAGAATATGATTCTTACGATGCAATGCTGGCCGCATACAACGGAATGGGTGACAGTGACAAGAAAAGTACAATCTTTATTGTTGGTAAACGGTATTATATCAACTACAATGAAAATGATAAGAATACGCTGCGTGAAGTCAATTTGTATGCGGATTTAATCCGTGACCCGGAATCGTCCGATGTAGAGACCTCACTCGGAATCGTCCCGGCTAAAATTATTCAGTTCAATGTCGGCGTGTATGGCTCTGTAGCTGATTACGATTTGTCCCGTCCGTACACCTCCATGGTATTGAACATACCCGCGGTGGGCTACCAGGCTACTGTTGCCAAGCAGGAGCGCTTCAATGTCCAGGAAGCCATAAACGGTGACGTGGAGCAGAAGGAGAAGCAGGAAAAAAACGGGCACATGGAAGTGGCTGTCAATACCGGCAAGTTCAACCGGCAGAACGTAACTTACAGCGGTCAGACACATGCCTATGATTATGCCTATCCTTTCACGGACTACCAGCAGAAGACCGGGGCACAGCTCACAGACTTCCTTCCGTATTCCCTAAGCTTGAACGATGTTTGTCCGGACAGTGTCGGACATCGGTTGTCGACACTCAGTCTGTTTCACTCCAATATCCCTTACACAATCCAGTTCCAAGCCAATAAGCTGCCAGATGTGAATAAGGTGTTTCTTATAGGCAACAAGCAGTATTTGTGCGAGAAGATTGAGACGGAAATAGATGTTGATGGATTAAGCAAGGTACTGAAGGGAACTTTTTACCGGATAGAATAAAAAAGCTCTTTTTATTTGCATAAAGTAGAATTTTTACTACCTTTGCATCATTGAAACAACTAAGATATGGTTAAATCAAGAGAATTTCATAGTCAGATACTGAAACGTGGAAAGAAAAGAGGATGGCACTGGATAAAAGGTGAAGGAGACGGGAGCCATCGGATTTATGAAGACAAGAACGGTATCAGATACCCGGTGCCCTACCACGGCGCCAAAGAAATGGGTGAAGGACTAAGAAAGAAAATTATCAGGGATATGGAGCTTGAATAAGCTCCCCCTTTTCTCTATATGTTTGAAAGGAGGATTTTATTATGGGAAAACTTAAAGTGACAATTGAAAAAGGACCGGACTTGTTCGGTGCGTGGGCTGACAATGTTCCTGGTATCTATGGAGAGGGTGAAACTGTGCAGGAAACAAAAGAGAATCTTCTTGCCTCCATTGAACTGTATAAAAAACATAATTCTACAGTCCCTAAAGAATTACAAGGAGAAATATCCGTAGAATGGACTTTTGATGTACAGTCGTTCCTCCAGTATTATAACGGTATTTTTACCAAGGCTGCACTGGAGCGTATAACGGGGGTCAACCAGAAACTCTTGGGACATTACGCATCAGGTTTGAAAAAACCACGTAAAGCTCAGGTTGAAAAAATAGAAAGCGCATTGCATGGCTTTCTGAATGACATAAGTCAGGTGCACTTGGCATGATGTAAATTCCAATGAATTGAAAAATACTTCTCGGTCAATCGCGAGGCCGTAAGGTTTTTAATGACAATTAGGAGGGCTTCCACGGGTTGGAAGCCTTTTTTGTATCTCTTTGTTGGATATGTGAAATAGAATTAACACCTTTGCAGTGCCCAATATAAACCAAACGTTTCAATTCCTTATGCCGTGCAACCCGTACTCAATCGGGTTCCGGGTGGTTCCGGTGGGCGCGCGGCATAAGGAATTGATTTTTTAGATATGAATTCATTGGAAGATTTCATTCTGACATATATATCAGAACAAACCATTATTCATCCTAAGGATATTAAAGACAAATTTCAAAAAAAAGGTTATAATATGGAACGTATAACGCAAGCTATAACGGACATAGATTCAGAAGGATTAATTTCTACTGCACAAGGAAAAACTGAATCTATTTGTTTGACCCGCGAAGGCAAGAAAGCTGTAAAAATGGGGTTTGCCAAATATTTGGAGATGAAGGAAAAAGAAAACGAGCTGGATAGCAGGATAAAGAAAACGACATTGTGGGGAAACTATATCAATATTGCCAGCGCTGTTTGGGGAGCGGTGGGTTTTATATTAGGAGTCCTAACAAAAGACCGATTAGCAAACTTATGGGAGTGGTTATCTGCAATGTTCTGATTAAACTGCATTTCCGTTGTAAACGAAACAGCTGTTCTTCCATCTCTATGGAGTAATCCTCTAATTCAGAGCATTTATTGGCTGCATATTGTGAAAGCTCTATAGCTTGCTGTATATCTTTATCGGTATATTTCATGATAACTTTCTTTTTGGCAAAAATACTATAAATAATTGAATATGAAACGAGTTTTATTTTTAATCTGTGTTCTGTCCTTAGTGGCAAACACTGTTTTAGCACAAGAACGTCCGGAAATGAGACGTGAAAATCGTAGAAACACAGAAACAACCGAGAGGCAAATACCTCCAGGACATCCGGAGAGAGTCGATGGGCAGAATCCAAATGCCGAAAAACAGCCAATGACTTTTATGCAGTCGTTAAAATTGAGAAAAGATGTAGGGAATCCACAATTTGAAGCTGGGCACATGATGCTTAAATCTTCCCGATTCAAAACAGCGTCCTTAGCATGTGCGGCTGTCAGTGGAGGTATCTGGTTCTTCAATAACAGCAAAGACTATGAAGTGGCCGTTGCCGGAACCAGTGTCATTTTTGGAGCGGCTGCTGTCATTCTGTATGCTTCGAGTTTGCGTTATGAATGGTTGGCTGGTAAATACTTGAAAATGTCAGCATCACCAGGTGGGTTGTCTGCCAGTATAACTTTTTAATGTGACATTAAAAGCGGAGAAACAAAAAATCTCCGCTTTTCTTTTGCCATTCCAAAATAAACCCGCATATTTGTGACGCAAAATAATCAAACATGTTAGTCATGTACGCAGAGCGCGGTTAATGCTCATGACATAATGGGCTTTTTTTATGCCCATACATAGACCATTTTACTGACGTCAGTAAAATGATACATACGAAATTGGCGGCTGCCTTTCCCATCAATTTGTTTTGCTCTATGGAGTGACAACTGTTTGATTGTTTCGCGACACGGGAAATGGCAGCCGTTTTTCTGCCTATAGCGAAACAATCAAACAGTATGAAAAAACAAGCCCAAAGCGCCCGCGGACGCTATGTATCCGCAGAGAAGGTTCAAGAACTGTTTGCCCAGTTGGGTATTGAATTGTGCGCCGGACGTAAACGTATCCGTGCAGCACGTAGTGACAAATCCATTTCCATCTATGTCAATGGTGGGACAGTCAACATCACCTTTAATGAGAAAGGAGGCAAAGCATGATGTTCTTTGTTTACCATCTGCAGACCTATTCCCCCAAGAACCGGGCATGGAAAAAGGTTATTGATTATGTAGAGAAGTATAAAGATGTTCTTATCAAGGATGAACTTTCCCTGGATGCACTCAAGCATGAAATAGGCGATGTGGTCAACCGCATCAATGCCGAACATCCGAAGATGAAACGTATGCAATACACTGCCAGCCTGATTGACAATGACCGTACCATACGTATCGAGGCCCATGTCATAAGTGGTGGATGCCCGGACACGGTATTCTTTCTCGATATTTGCAAGGTACGTTCCATTTATCAATTCAGTGAGAAGGCGAATATGCTGGAACAGAAAGGAGGTGAGAATGGATAATACTACCGTTAATGGAATTGTACTTGACGATTCCATATCTAATTGCTTATTGAAATTGCAAAATAATCGAGCGGCATCCCTTGCAGAATTGTTGGATGACAGTATCGGCTTTCTTCTTGAATACAGTGGTTATTTCTATGACAATTCAAAAACATTTTTGGATGTTTTAGCAACATTACATAATGCCCGTACCGAATTTTTAGGCCTTATTCCTAATCAGAAAGGAGGTGCCCAATGAAAAAGCCTATAGGATTCCGTTCTTATCAAAACGACGAAGAACCGGACAAACGAGACGAATTGGAGAAGCAACAAGCCGAACGGCAGAAAGCCATAGCAAACTTCATCGGCCAGAACTATTCACCCATCGGTACCACTTCACAGAAATGTTACAAGACCACCGCTGAACTGGTATATGAGCTGTCGAACATTGTCGATGTCGCTCCGATGGCGCTGGCCAAACAACTGTCTGATGCCGGGTACCATGTAGAATATTTGGCAGGACAACCCTACTGGGTGATGTACGAGAGAGCATAAATTCGTGCGGCTGCACCTCATTTTGTACGAACTTGTACAAATCGGTGCAGCCGCATTTATTTGATAAATAAAACATTATGAATCATCCGCACGATTGTACGGCTTTTGGCCCCTATTATAGGGTGAAGCTATTGAAACATTGCATGCCTTCCCGCTTGCTCTCATCCATGACGTGCGCATAAATCATCGTTTCCCGGATATTGCTATGTCCAAGCAATTTTTGCAGGCTGGATAAGTCTTTTGTTTTCCGGAGATAAATAGTTGCAAACGTATGTCTTCCTGTCTTGGCCGATATTTTTTTGTTAATCCCAAGTTCCTTGGCAATGGCCTTCAACTGTCGGTTAACGACCTGGTCACATTGAACGTTCCTGAACAGACGTCCTTCTTCCCTACCCTCTGCCCATTCTTCCAGAAGTTTTTCCGCAGGTACCGGCATCGGAATCTTTATCGGTTCCGGTTTACAGTTCCGGTTCTTCACACGGTAGTAAGTCAGCACATCATTGTTTACCTGCTCGATACAGAACATACGTGCATCCGTAATGTGCATGCTCGTGAAACACATGAAAAGAAAGAAGGCCAAGGTCAGCTGAAGCTTTTCCGGCAATGTTCTTTGATAGTATAATTGCACAAACTGCATCAGCTCCTCCTCTGTCAGATAGTCCACATCGCTTTTTATTCTTTTGATATGGAATTCCTGGAAAGGATTTTCTTCTATATAGCCCTTTCTGTAGGCTGCAGTGACATATATCTTGATGGTGGACATATTACGTTGTGCGGTTATCTCCGTATTTCCAAGCTCCTTTTTCATGTAAATCAAGTAGTCAGTCAGATAATCCGGAGTAAGGTCCCGGAACTGTAACAGTTCATTATATGCCTTGAACTTTTTCATACAGCTCAGATGATGCTTGAACGTTCCCATCTCTATTCGCCGGCTGTAGGTTTTCATATGCTCCTTCACGAAATCATGGAAAGTCTTATAATCACTTGGATTGTTATACTCCCGCATGAAAATATCTTTTGTCAAAGCCTGGTTCCTCAGCCGGAACTTCACCAATATATCGTTGACACGTGCTTTCAGGTTACTCACAATAAGATTTATATCCTTTGCTTCCTTACTGTTTCCTTTGAGGAGTCCGCTTTTCTCATCAAACTTAGCAACAGGTACAGACACTTTGCAAGGAAGCATTAACTTTTCCTTACCGAGATAAAAGGTTATATATAGCGGAGCATTGCCCTCTTTGGTCAATCTCTGCTTGTTCTGGATGACTCTTACCGTACTCATTTTTGTTTTCTAAATTATTTCTACCCACCGGAAAAGTGGAACTACGGAAAGCTGTGTTTCTGCTATGTTACCTACTTTTTGCACAAATTCTGTCGAAATTGGCAAGGTAGTAAATCGTTGATACCCAGCTAAACGACGAAAGGCAAGCAGCCTTTTTATCGACTACTTGCCTTATCGTTGTGATTCCGTTGCGATTCGGAATGTAAAATACTATAAAACCAATACATATAACATTATATTAAAAATCAGAGTAATATAAAAATATTATATTGCATGCCATTGCATTATGTTGTGCAATATTTGAACTGAGTTGTGCAATTTATGTATATTTGCACAACCGATATAACAGAGAATATATGACTACAGTAAAAGCATTTATAAGAACTGGGAAGAAAGATAAAGAAGTAAATGTCAGATTTCGATTATCTGATGGACGCAATGTACAGTTATTCCACAAATCAGATATTATGGTCTCTCCTACTCTTTGGGATGCCAAGACTGAAAAATATAAGGCTAAAAGTATTATAAAGTTAGACATAAGAACATCATTTAACACATCTATTGAAGAACGGAAGAATCTAATTTTATCCATTTATGGGAGCAACAAAGAATTAACCAGTGAAAAACTGGAAATCTTAATAGACCAGCACTTACATCCTGAAAAATATAACATCAGCAGTGAAGAGGAATCCATGTGTAGTATGTTCCAACGCTATGTTGACGGATGGCTAAATGCAGGTGTAATAGGTCCCGGCAGAAAGAAACATTACGATGTAGTGATAAGGGAACTGACTCGATTCCTCATTATCAATGGCATTGACGGGTTGCCGGTCAATGAATTCAATAAGGAACATATTCTAAATTTTCGTGATTTTCTACGCAAAGAATACACTCTGGTTGAAAAATTTCCAGAACTGTACGCAGAAATGAATAAGCGGAATATACCATCAAAGGAAAGAAGCCAGAATACAATTGCTGAGAAACTATTATTATTACAAGCATTTATGGTGGAGCTTGAAAGTAATGATGTTATTCCCGTATCTCCTTTCCGCAAGATAGGAAAAGAAAAAGAGTCCATTATGAAGCAACAATATGACGAGCCTTTCTTTCTCACCAAAACAGAATTCAATGAAGTTGTCCACAAAGAATGTCCCGAAACATTGCAGCGAGTAAAAGATGTATTCGTTGTTCAATGTTGTTTCGGTTGCCGTATAGGTGATTTCAGACGATTCACTTTTGATAATATCAGCATTGAAGAAGGAATACCTTACATTCATTATTTACCTCAGAAAACACACAAGGATGGACTTATACGCACTGAGATAAAAACTCCCATCATTCGTATTGCTTATGATATTATTATGAAGTATAAAGGTAGGCTACCAAGCAATGCTTTGTTACCCTATTATCCTGATGGCAATGGTGAAACCGGGTACAATTATCAAATAAAAAAACTACTTGAATACTGTGAGATTAGCCGGAAAGTGGCAATGTTTAGTGCGGCATTGGAAACAAATGAGTACAAATCCATATATGAGATTGCAAGCAGTAAACTTGCCCGTAAAACTCATGTAGATTTAATGAATAAAGTTCAGATAGATAAATACGCAGCAGGACTTCATGCAAAAGGCAGTGGAGCCGTAGACAGATATACTGGATTAGGTATAAAAGAACGTTTTATTTTAATGTGTGCGGCTTTTGGCTGTAACCAGTATGAAGTTGACAATGATTTATCTGTAATGGAATAGGCTCACTTAGTATCTCATATTGATACTCTGTTATTTGACACCATCCCCGTAGTTGAGCAGCTACGGGGATTTTTTACTGAAAAAGAAGCGATTCATTCAACTGCCTTTTCCACAATCTCCATCACTACATGGCTTGACTCCAACCAGAACCAATACCACAACCAAAGCATAATCCCACCCAACCAAACAAAAGCCACATCAATATAGTACAAATTTAATATCCTGCTAACCAATACACATAAGAGTTCTCCGCAAAGCACATAGGCAGCAACCATAGTAACAAGCTGGTCATTGGCAACAGTTATCAAAACCAGAATGCCTATAACGGGAAGAAGGGAAATACAATCAATTAGAAGTTGTTGTTTGTCATTCATAATACAATAGGGATTAGAATACAAATATAAACATTATTTTGTATAAAACAACCCTCTATAATAGGAATTTCTGACAAAAAAGAAACGAACTATTATTACAATATAAACAAAAAGAGCGACTATTCAGCCGCCCCTTTCGCATTAACGAGATAGACATAAAAGTATCTCAAATCATCTCTGTAGATGGATGCCGAACCACTACAGAGTTTCCATTCATTCTACAGTTTCTCCTTTTTCATTCAGAAGTACCGTCACTTCTTCAGTGGATTGATTTTCCTTGGTGATGGTCAACACAACCTTATAAATCTTACCGGTTTCTTTCTCGGAAATGAAAGCCTCCTTTATTACAGCCCCCTCATAGTCCTTAGCCAAGACATTCATAACTGCCTGAGGCAAGTCTTTTACTTCCACTTTTGTGAACTCATCCTGAGGATTTTGCTGAGTTTGCTCTACAGACTGTGTTCCAGAAACCACGTAAGCAAATGCTACTGAACTGCCTAATCCCATAACCATTGCTAATGCTACCAATACTTTTTTCATAATCGTAAGTTTTAAGTAAATAAATATAGTTTTTGTATTAACTATAGAACAAACGATATGCCATGATGTACATCAGTACATAATACATTATACATCAGCATATTATAAAAACAAGAAGGAATAATTATGTGTGGAAATATGTGGAACTGAGTACCACACATGGGGAATAATTACACAATATGGATTACTTAATTCCTGGGAAATGGAACAAGGCAGCTGAATAAGCTGCCCCTTCTATAAAACAGTCAACAAACAGACATTCACTAATCAAATGACATAAACATAAGCATAAATAACCCGGCTAAAGCCATAGCAAATGCAATTACCATACAAAACTCTTTTTTCATAACTAATAATTTGGTTAAACACATATTTCCATCGCACGTTCAACAACGCACTCTTGTCTCCGACAAAACCTCAGCCGCATAAAAGCTGAGGTCCAGCATGTTCCTTTCAATATATACAATCAATTAGAGCACACAATGTTGGAACATTCTGCAAATCCAGTATAAAGAAACTGCAATGGCTGAAAGAAGGACTATACTAACACTATATACCGGATTCTACTATAAAGACAACTGCTTTTCTGAAATTCCCTACGTGACTTGAGGGAATTTTTATAAAAGAAAGGGCACGCAAACGAAAAAGCCCCGACATGTCATACACAAGGTATGAATTGTTACTGAAATCTGAAGGCAAAAATAAAGGCTGCTTATTGGGCTACCTTTCCTTTTATATAATCTATTCCCTCATTCCCCATACCTTTTTTCCAGATATTATATGTAATATATGATAAATAATCACAGTTTTCATTTATAATATTTTTATCAATACTGAACTCATTACATCTTAAAGCCTCACTGGATTTGCAATGCCTTTCAATACCTTTTTTCTTATACAAACAACATATCCTCTCGCTCGTATAATAATTCGTTTTATAATATTTACATAAGAAACAATTTCTCACATTTTCATAATTTTTATAGGCAATTACCCAACCAAAAGTCAAAGGATCTATAGTACGATTAGTATAATAATCGAATGTAATCTCAAATATAGCAGATGAATATCGATGGGTATATTCATTACAACTAATACGCTTATATAAACCTTTCATTGATTCTAATAATACGAATTTATTGAGTTGCATCCCACATGTTCTAGTAATCCCATCTTTACGCCTAAAATTATAAAACATTGTTGTCTCATCTTCTGAAATCATTCCATTTCTTATAATATCGTCTAATTCATATTCAGAGCTTAGAGCAACTTCAATAATACGCATCCCAGATTCTATCTTCTCCTTCTCACATTGATGTGAAACTAAAATCTCAATAAAAATAGGCTCATGTCTATTTTCAGAATCAGAAAGAAATAAATCAGCCCGGAAACCTTTATATGTTTTTTCTCGAGTAATTACATTGTAATAATTCTTTAAGTTAAAAGATCGGCTCGATTCTTTCTCACAATAATAAGAAGTATAGTCATCATGATTCCATAGACAATGTTCAAAATTAGAGCATCTATCTTTTGTTCTAAAAGAGATATTTAATGCACCATCTGAATTAAACCACTCTTCAAATCTTTTCTTGGCAAGAGCATGAAGATAAGTTTCATAGCTACAGTTTTGCGGTCTTATCTTATGAGCATAATGCTTTACTTTAATAGAACCTTCTTTTACAACCATTTCTCCTTTGCAATGAGGACATCGATATTCTATTCCTTTCTGAGCATTTTCAATACCAATGCAATTTTCATTCTTATCAAGAGCATACGTATATTTGAGTTCTGCCATAATATTAAAGAATCATGCTTTATTCAACAAAAGTCATATTCATTTTTATTTTTGAAAAATGGAATTATCAGTCGTCTGCACGTTGGCTAATAAGAATTCTTCTAAAGCAGCACATTCAAAAGCCGAATCAAATGGAACCGCAATAGCTACAATATATTTAGGTGACGTGCTCCAATAAGGGTTTCTAACCCGACATTTCCCTTCACCATCATAACAAATGCCAATGGCAACGGATGATTTACCTATATATAACACATTATCCTTATCGTCCATTATCAAATAGACTCCAGGCCTATCGGCATATGGTAGCATTGGAGCCAGCAGTTTTCCATATTCTCTTTCCCAGGAAACAAATCATACTTGTCACTAACTGAAAAACGTGTAAGACTTGGGTGACGATACTTCTCTTCGTATAATCTCACTAATTTTAAAACCTCATCTAATTTTGCCATTCTTGGTTACTCTGTTTTTTAAATCATCGAATCCCTTTTGCCAAAAACACATATCTACAACTTTCATTGATGGATAGCGGTAGTGAAGTCTTTCAGAAATATATCTTTGGCATTGCTGTATTGTATCTTTATTGCTCTGAGAACAATCAATTATCCGCTTTAATAATTCTTCGTCAAACTGCTTGCCTTGACAATGAAATGCCCGCTTAAACAAGTCATCCAATGCAGGAACACAGCCAATGGTTCCTAACATGATTTTAGTAATCAGAGTATCTGTCGCAGCAAGGTTTAAGGATGAAGTCTTATTTTCCGGTTTATAATATGTGATTTTACTGTAGTAATCCTTGAGCGCATTGTACAACTCCATTATTTGAGAAACATCATCCATTGTAAACCATTCTTTTCTTAGGGAATGAAATTTCCTTATTATGTTTACGGCATCCATATGAATCGTATAATCTTTCCAAAGTATTCCACAACTACCTCTATACATTCCCCAACTCGCTAAATAAAAAGCAAGGTGAAGAGATAAATAATCTACTGAATCTGAATTACCGAATACCGTATAGCAATATTCCCATGATTTAAAACGATGATTTGAGTCTTGAACCATATTACTCAAATATTTGTCAACGCTACTTTTTTCTATATCTAAAATAGGAGAGGTCATTTCTATATAGCTAATTGTTTGACTCAATAAATTCCTTCAACCGATATAATCTATCAATGGCCAGATTATAGAAAGCATCCGGATAATGCTGCTTAATATCGCAGATATTCGCATTAACATACAGAGAGGTGTCAAAGATATGTTCTGCCTCACTTAATGTCACCTCTTTGGGTAATAGTGCGTTCTCAGCCCATTTCATTAAGGCATTCACGCTTTCTTCGTCATAATTGTATGCCATATTTTTTTGTTGCAAAGATAAATCATAGCAGAGAGAAGCCAAAGAAAAAAGGTCGCTTATTGGACTGCTTTACCTATCAAAACCTTACGATGTAAGAATGATGGATGCCTATTACCTAATCCCACCAAGAAAACAACTTGTAAGTTCTGATTTTATTATATAGATACCACGCCTTATATCTTCTCAATTCCTCTTTATGAATAATTTCAATATCATAATCATCTGTCGGGAAATTAAATAGGCAGAACCTTGATGCATTTTTAGTGTTAATGTATAGATTCCTACAAGCTATTATATGCGGACTTTCTACCATTTCATACATACCGTCATCTCTACGCATAGTCTTCATTCCTGAAAATTCCAACTGCAAATTATCTTTTTCGAGCACAATATCCAATAGGCCAATACAAAGTTGCAAGTCTCTTGCCACTATAGGCATTTTATCCGAACGCGTACACTTTTTAAAGTATTCATACATTTCTATTATTTTCTTGCGCTCTATTTCCAATAAAAACGTATAATCCCAATCAAAATCCTTTTCTAAAAGCCTGCACCACGAATTAATCTTTGCACGTTTATAGTTGGACTCAGACCTATTTCTTCTTTGTTTCATATCTAATACTATTATTATTTGTTCTTACTTTCAGATAATCATATTTGAGTTTGTATCAACTTAGATATAAAAGAAAGTAGGCACTGGAATACTTTTAACTAATCATTTCTTGTATAAAAAGCCCCGACGGAAGCCGGGGCATATATACGATTAAAGCTTCGTGAATTTATTAATCGTCAATTATATCAGAAACCTCTCCGTCCTCACTTTCTGAAGAAATATCTTCTTTACTGTCAGACACAAAATTGTTTTCTGGATTAGTCAATAAATCTATCTCTTTATCAAATAATTTAAAGATTCGTTTAGTCACCATGAGTATATTCATAATCAAATGAATAATTCCACCATAGAATAATACACCGAAAATTAACAAATAAATAAAATGAACTGTAATCTCTATAGAAAAGACAGTACCACATATGGGGGATATAAAATTGTACTGATAAAGCACACATCTATCTCCTATACTTAAACTCATCAATAATGATAGAACCAACAGGAATAAAGATATGGGGATAAGGTAACATATATTATAAAAGGTTTCCTTTATTAATGGTATTCTTTCCTTATTATGACGAGTTTTAATTTTATTCATTACGAATGAAATTAATGTTGCCAACAAACTAATAAATATAGGAATAAATATAGATAAGAAAAGAGTAAGAATACCTAAAATACTTTTAGTATCACTATAGAATAGTATACTGCAGAGAAAACCTAATAATAAAGGGAATCTTATGAAAATCCATTTATTATTAGAATCCACCTTCAGTATTTCATTTTGCTTTTGAAGGATATCTCTTATGTTTATAAAAGTAAACCTCATTTATTCAAACACCTTAAATTCTGTATTATTAGTAATAAACAATTTGGTAGCTTTCTTGATTGAAGAATAATCTGAAAAACCTTTTTCATTATCCTTTACCTCGATTTCATAATAAGGATGAATGATATTCTTATTCTCATTACCTAAATACAAGGTTCTAGTTTTTCCACCTGCAATACTCGCAGTAACTTTCTTCGTCGAGTCTTCAAATATAGCATTTAAATCTGGAGAATCAAAAAGAAATTTTCCTGAATTAATCATTTCCTTAACTTTTTTTTCTTTTATTTCCCCCATACCATTCTTAAACTTCATCGTCAATTCTATCGTAAAATCTTCAGAATTTAATCCTCCAAAATATCGTTCAGCAGCGTCTGTATGTATAGAATTGGCAGATAAGGATAAAGAGTTATACCTACCCTCTTTCAACTTTTTTAAATACGATGTCAATACGACAGCATTCCTATCAATTATATATAAATCTTCAACCTGAAAATGATAATTAAAAAATGAAATTAAAATACTTCGAAGTAAAGGATAGATACCATTATTATCTACACGTTCCAATATTAACAAAGCCTTATTGCCCTTTCGCGGAATCTGAATATAATAAAAAAAAGGCTTAAGTATTGCTTTGCTTTTACCTAAAAGAATCTTTTTCGTTTCATCTTTTGGGTCATCTTTGTCTACTGCCTCATACTCTTTCCCATAGTATCCAGTCTCAATAATGCCACATAGATATCTCTTTTTATCATTATGACTATGGTCTTTAGGAGGAATTCTTACTGTCATTTTTTCCGCAGGAAGATCTCCTGTAATATTCTTATCTATATATTTAATGAAACTAACATTGTCATGAGCCATTAAATCATAAATATCAGGAGAATCAGAAAATAACAAAGGGTCCTTTTCTCTTTTTCTTCTTACAGTAATAGTGTAAGCTTCTATTGTTGTTTTCATACTTATTAGAAATGGCGAATCCCTTATCACTGCGTGCCAAAAGGTTTATCTACAACCTTAATCCGATTTTACGGATTACACAATGAAAAGGGATTCATTTTTAAGATATATTTATTTGGCGGCACTAAAATACGTATTTTAGTGCAGAAAACAAAGATTCACCAAAAAATATCTTAACAGAACATTCTGTTTTTGTTTTTCCCACATTCCAATTACCACATGAATAAGTTGCAGCTTACCCCTACACCTACATACATTCCACTCGGATAGCCATACCCAGCCTGCAAACCAAAGCCCCACCGCTTCTTCTTCGACTTGATGGCGACTGGATGGTATATATCATTCGTCACCGTCTGATACACCGTCTTAGGAAATATCTGTAAACTATCCAGCCGAGGGTCTACATATCCGCTCACCACAGCCTGATACGAGCTGTCTCTATATACCACTTGCTTACGATGAAGCAAGGTATCACCTATCCGTGTCGTATCATCCGGCACGAAACGCCAGAACACAGCCATCGGTGCAGAGATAAGCATCGTATCTACCTTGACAACCGTCTTTATCTTCGTCTCGGTACGTATTTCTGCCGACAAAGGCTCGTGCGGACGAAACCAAGCCGCCACACAAGCAATTGCCAGCAATACAACCAATATCCACAGTAACTTTTTCATTCCTCAAACCTTAAATCGTTAATCCGATTCATCCACCCCCGTTTGAATTTATTGTTCGCCGGACGAGAGCGGCATATATCCTCGATGAAATCGAACCGTGCAATCTTAATCATGTCGAACAACTCACGCGGGTTCCTGGCATTCACCGCAGCGAGTGTCTTAGGACCTACTATTCCATCCACAGTAACACCAAGCAAGCGTTGAGGTATCTTTATTCCGTGTGCACCGGATGCCCACACCCAATCAACCAATATATTAGCAACTGATTGCGATTTAATCTCGTCAGCTTTCCATCTGTCCCAATAATGTGGCTTGAGCACCCGGTTAACGACATCCTCACGGGTAAGCAGATGCAAGTCATCCACGTCTATATCACCGTCACCGTCCTTGTCATAGCCGCATGACTTCCACGTACCGATAGTCACACCCATATTCGTAGCACCTCCAAGGTCTGCCGGGTCATTCACGAAACCGCCTTCCCATTTGAGAATCCACGGCGCTAATTTATACACATTCACCATTCTTATTTTCCTCCTTGATTTTTGGTTTTACATAAAAATACAATATATTTGCAAACGCCTTTGTTTAAACTTTAAGTTGTGTAGTATTAAGGGAAAGGGAGCCGTTGTGAAACACCTTCCTTTCCGCGAATCAGTAGCCGTTTTGCGGTTCTCTGTCACCGCATTTCTTCCTCTCACACCGTTTAAGCGCCAGTTCCAGTTTCAGGTCAGAATTAGTCTCCTTCAGTGTAAACAATTCATCCTGCACCTTACGGAGCCGGTCAGTCTGCTCCACAAACCGCTGTTCCTTCTCCGAAAGCTGCTTCTGCAGGAACTCGTTGTACTCCCGTAAAGCCTTGAACTCCTCAACATCCGCATGGGCATCCTCAATACGCGCATTGGTCTTGCGCGACATCCACCACTTAACAAGCTGCTTGATGCCCTCGATGCCACCGAGTGCGGTCACCAACATAATCCAATCATTCATTTCCATTTCTCCCGGTTTAACAATCGATACAAATTATAAGCACCCCCACATAAGCACAAGCAAACGCTGCCATCTCCGCCCAGAACAGCCATTTCCGGTATCTCAACATGATAACAACGGCTATCGGGAAAGCAACCGCAGGCAAGTACCACATACCGGAGAGACAAACCCAAAGAATTGTAGCTAATCCGGCTATTACTGTCCCTGCATAATGTACTTTGCTCTGAAATTCCTCCTTGAACAGCGGGGCTGTCCCGACGAACATCAGCCCACCGCAAGCAAGAAATGCCAAACATTGCAGGTTCTCCGATGAGCATTCAATCCACACCGGCATAAGCAGCATGGCAGGAACAATCATAGCTATCTGGAACAGCCATGCCGGACGATTCCGCTTCTTCAACTGATAGTAGGTATCAGACAAGCTCCAAGGCACTCCGCACACTCTCACCGCATACATTATGTACATAGTGAGCAAAAACAGCGACATAAAATATAAGTAAATCATAAGCCATCAATTTAAAGGTTGAACACTAATTTTTCAGGATAACCGGAAGTGTAATCATACGCTCCGACCTCCTCTTTCGTAGCAAGTCCCATAACCGCGGCCAGATGTTCCTGCGTGGCATTATAGCATTCCAGGGCATACAGTTCCAGTGCGGCCAGCATCTGCAAGGCAAGAGGAATGGGGATTACATACTTCACGGTATCATACCACAGCACGGTTGTCTCCTTGCCCGCAGCCTGCTCGATAGTGATTGAGTTTGCCAGTCCTACCCGCGTATCCTTGTCAAGCCACATCCGCTTGCCGCCAAGCGTAAAGGAATTCACGGCATCGGACCCGTCGTAAACAGCAATTTCATTGACCTTCGCGCTCTTCACACCCTCCAAAGTCGGCTCATAGGGAGGGATTAATTCACATTCAAGAATTTCCTTTGCAGACGCTGCCGGATGGGTTTCATAAAATGTTTTTTGTTCCACATTCAACGGTACCCAGGCTCCATTCAGGTAATCCTCATAGGTTGTACCCACTTCATAGTTTCCGTCCAGTTCAAAATCAAGACGGACAACTTTCTCCTCTGAATAAATATGTATATATTGCATTATTGTTAAAGCCTATTTTTATTCATTATGATAAATCGGTAATTCGCTCTAATACCTGATGTAAGCGGTGCCGTATTTATTTCAGTAAATGAGCCCAGATAATCCGAAGATTTGAACATACGATACGGAGAAGAACTTTCCTGTGCTATCGCATACTTTCCGTCAGACGAAAGCCCCAAAGCAAAGCTATTGCCAATAACGGAATGCTTCAATGCCCAGGTTTTTCCGTAATCGGCGGATATACGTGCACCGGAATAAGAGTACCCTCCCTCTATAACCATATATTTCCCGTCATAGGATATGGCCAATGTACGGGCAGAGAAACTCGAATCGGTAATTTTAGTCCACGTCTTCCCATAATCCCCGGAATAATAGGCATAGTATAACTTTGATGAACTCTCCCTGTTGCAGCAACACAACATGTATTTGCCGTCACCGGAAATGGCAATCTTTGTGATAGGCCCCCTGAATATTTCACTGCTGAAAGTTTCTCCATAATCGGAAGATATAAACAGCTCATGGGTAGTATAATAGGGAGAATTTGACGCATATGCCACTACGTATCTGCCGGAATGGGACATTTCCACCCCCATGAGAGGCACGGTATTGTCTTTTAATCCATTGGAGACCCGCCATGTCTTCCCATAATCCCCGGAAAGCATCAAATCATATTTGTTATTGCTATTCTGACACACAACAGCGACCAGATTCCCCCTGCCGTTGCAGGCTATCGAGTATACGGAATAGCAATTATCAGGCTTGAAAGGTTCTGCCGTCTCCAGAAAATCCGTAGAACGCAATAATCCCACATTTGCCATATAGCACGAGCAATAGATATGCCTGCCGTCTCCGGACATGGCAATCCTCGTTCTATCGTTGCTGAAAAAGTATTCGTTTACATTAGGAAGGTCGGAAGGTTGTCTTCTGGTCCATGTCATTCCACAATCCTTGGAAATATCTATTAAGGCTCTACTGTCGGAGAATGCAATCACATACTGACCGTCCTTTATATTATTGCTTCGTCTTTTTAATACACTCATAAACCTTAGTCCCTTGTTTTTACGGATATTGAATAGGCGCCAGCGGCATAGCACCAGATACTAATCTCAAAGATATCTCCAGCGGAAACACTGATTGAAGTACCGGACATCGAAGTGAACGCGCCGGTATTGGGTATCGGCTGTGTGAATGCCGCCGATGCGACGCAGCGGATATACAAGTCATTGCCCACTGACATTCCGGAAGCAAGGCTGATGTTCGTGGCAGAACCCAACCTTGCAGTGATACTTCTCTTGGAAATTGGCAGGGAGGCCAGTGTCGTGACCGTATTCGCACCGGTGACTGTCGGGTCACCGACACCTTGCGGCCCTTGTGGTCCTTGCGCACCAGTCGCCCCTTTAGGTCCAGTAGCTCCGGTAGCACCCTTCAGGTTCTTGAAAGCAAAGGAAAAGGTTCTGGCCAATGCGGTACCACCGAGAGAAACGGTCACGGAGGGCGTACCGATGTTGGCGTCAACCGTAGCAGTAGCACCGGTAATACTGGCACTTGCACCTGCTGCACCCGTGGCACCAGTAGCACCGGTAGCGCCTTTTGCACCCGTATCACCTTTGTCTCCTTTATCGCCCTTTGGACCTTGTATTCCTTGTGCACCAGTGGCGCCTTTTGCACCAGCAGGACCGGTAGCACCAGTATCACCTTTTACTCCTTGCGGTCCTGTGGCACCGGTATCACCTTTCATGCCCTGTGGACCTTGTACGCCTTGAGGACCTTGCGCTCCCGTATCCCCCTTCTCGCCTTTATCGCCCTTTGGACCTTGTAATTGTCCTTGACTTTGCCAATCACCGTTATACCAGGCATAATATGTATAAGGCAATGCAGTTCCAACGGAATAGAAACCAGTGATGTTTGACCCGTCAGGTACAGCAGTCTTTAAGGCATCAAGCGTATCGTAACGTCCAAGAAGGGTGAATGTATCTCCCGGCTTGCCTTTCACATAGATATCCGTCTTAACGTATTCTTTAGCGCTCTTATCCCATTGGTATACATAGTGGTCTGCACCGATGTAGGTAGGATGTTCTGCCGTATCAGTAGCATTCGCAGTAGCCGTCTCCGATTCCTGCTTGAGGGCAGCAAATTCAGTGACACGGGTACTTTCAGCATTTACACGGCCACTTTCAGCATTTACGCGTCCGGTTTCGGCTGTTTGGCGGTTAGTTTCCGCACTATTACGTGTATCCTCAGCAGTGCTTCGGGCATTCTCAGCAGTAACGCGCTTACCTTCTGCTGTAGCACGACCGGTTTCAGCATTGACACGACCCGTTTCGGCTGTCTGTCGGGTTGACTCTGCGTTGGCCCGCACTGTCTCAGCATTTTTACGTTCCTCCTCGGCGCTGACACGTTTACCTTCGGCAGTAACACGGCCGGTTTCGGCAGTTGCCCGTCCGGTCTCAGACGTCTGTCGGACCGCTTCAGCTTTGCCTCGCTCTGTCTCTGCCGTTTTCCTGAGACCTTCGGCTGTCACACGTTCCTTTTCGGCATTGATACGCGTAGTTTCAGCAGATGCGCGGGTACTTTCAGATGAAGCACGCTTTGTCTCAGCCGTTTCACGGGATTTCTCAGCTTCCTTGCGTGCGTTCTCCACTATGACACGCTCCGCTTCGGCTTTGCGCACTTCCTCAGCAGCTTCCTCAGCAGGGGCAGACAGCAACTCAAGCGGTGCCTCGACCACCGATTCTTCCATACCGGCAAGACGGAGGGCGGGCAGGCTCACGATATCGGCCAGCGAATCGACAATCTCCACATCGCCCACACCTTGGGAGCCGACAAGAAGGGCTTTCTTCACCTCCTCTACAAGCTGGTTGAACTGATTTGATTCCAATACCATAATTTTCAGAATTGATTTAAGATGGCTGGATGACGTTCAGTTGGTTAATTACCGCACGTTTCACGGCAGCTATGAGCCGTGAGTTCTTCACCACAAGTTCAAGAGCCTTGCAATACTGTTCCGGGATTTCCACCGCATCTTTCGAGTAGTAGATTTCCCGTGCCAAGTCTTCAAAGCCTATATCCAGAAGGATACTTCCGTTGTACATCATTTCATTGCCGACCGTTTCGGCTACGTCGAAGGTCTGCTTGGCGCCTTCGAATGAGGTCTGGGCCTCGATTTTCTTAAAGTTGATTTTCATACTTTCTATTTTAATTATTCTATATACTCATCCATGACAGATACCAATTCCCCAAAACCCGTTTTATCACATGCCATTCACGCCCGTTGATATTCGTCCTGGAAGAGTTCGCGAACGTACCGGAAGGAAAACTGATGGTATTCCCGTTCGGCATTATCCATATCTCATGCCCGTCAGAAGAGGACGGAAGGGATATAGTACAGTTGCCGTAAAAAAGCAGTGTGTGGTCGGTCGCCTTAATGCTGTACCTTGTAACCGAAGAGAGTATCACGTCAGTATTCCGGTATACACCTTGCGTCTTCAGCGGCCCGGCAATTTCCAGAGTCCCGGAGGACGGAGCATACATCTTCCCCACTATCACATCACCACCGAAATAGCTCTCGCCGGAAGATACGTGTATGGCCCTATTGCGCCCCGGAATGGTTGCAGAGATGGTTACCACCCCTTTGACTGTGCCCGCTTCCATAGTCTGGTAGGGCCTTATCAGGATGCTATTGGCTCCTCCGTCCGACGCTATCGCATGCAGATAGTAGCTCTTGCTGAGTTCGAACTGCGTAGTGCTATCTGTAAGGTCGGTCACGAACGCTCTCGAGTTGGTGGATATACCGTTACCATGCAGATACAGATAGTCACCTATCCGGCCGCTGGAGGCGTTTATCTTTCCGTTTACGGTGATGCCGTTCAATATGGCGTTGGCACCGGAAATATTTCCTTTCAACGTAAGATTATTGGCTGTGATATCGTTAAGCGTGGCATTGGCACCGGATATGGTACCTTTCAGGGTAAGGTTATTCGCGGTGATATCGTTCAAGACAGCATCCCTGCCCGTTATACTCCCTTTCAAGGTAAGATTATTGGCGGTGATATCATTCAGTGTAGCCCCCGCCCCGGTAATGTTGCCCTTCAACGTAAGGTTATTGGCAGTAATGTCGTTCAGGATGGCGTCAATACCTGAGATATTGCCTTTTAATGTCAGATTATTAGCTGTAATGCCGTTCAGCGTAGCATCCGTGCCCGTTATGCTGCCCTTTAGAGTCAGGTTGTTTGCCGTGATGTCGTTCATCGTCACACGCCCGTTTGTATCGACCACGAAACTGCCGTTGATGATGGTCTTTCCCGTAAAGTTTATCCGGTCAGCCTCGATTGTAGCATTGGATATCAGCCTGCCCGCTTCGCCTTCGGTGATGAACGCGCTGATTTGAGCACGCCTGACGATATCACCGTTGGGGTCGACCTTTTCCGCAAACATGGTGGCGATATTGCTCTCCGTCACTAAACCGGCTTTGTCGATATTGGTAATGTTACCTTTGGAATCGAAGGTTATCTTCTGCACGAACTGGTCTATACGGCTAGCCGTCTGGCTAATGGCTGAGGTATGCTGTTCCACGGTACCCTTCAGGCTGTTTGTGGCACTCACCATGCTTTCTATCTTCTCGGCCGTCACATGGAAGCCGCCTGCATGGGCGGACATCCTGCCATCCAGGTCAGAGACGGACGCACTGAAGTCTGTACGAAGCTCGCGGGCCGATATGCCGATGGCAGACTTATATGCTTCGGTGATTCCCGTCTCAAGGTCTGCAAGACCGGACGTGAATTCTGCTTTCAGGCCACGGGCGGACAAGTTGATAGCGGAGGCGTATTCTTGCGTTATGCGGCTCTCAGCATCCTGCAGGTCTTCTGTGAACTTCACTTCAAGATTACGCGCAGTCAGCAGGAATTCACTGTGATAATATTCAAAGTTGTCAGCCGTATTTCTGATTTCATCAAGGTTCGCCTGAATCTTCTTGTCTGTGAGTTCGAAACGCATGTTGAACTCCTCGCGCAGGTCGGCAAGAGCATCATCGGTTAGTGTCAGTGCATACAAGTACATGTCACCGGTAAAAGACATATAGAAATTACCGGTACCGTTCCACTTGCCAGTTATCTCCATCTGTTTGAATTCGGTACCGGGATATAGGTCCTTAGAAAAGGAAATCGGGGTGTATTCCTCGAAGCCTTCTTCCTTCTCGTCCTTGAAATGGAAGGCAAGAGTGCCGGGACGTTTCACAAGATACTTGAAAGAGATAGTGAACTGCCGGGGGCGCTTGAGCCCGTCGAAGGTCTCGAAATCCGGATGGCGGTAAAAGTCTGAATTGACCTGCTCGATATAGCTGTTCTTAAGGCGCAGCACATTCTTTGCGCGTTCGCTTACTATATTAGCGAAAGATTCCTTGTTCGCATAGAAGTTACTGTTGAAATACAGCAGCCGGCCGTCAACTCGGAAGATGCGTATGTTGCTGCTACCGGTCCAGTACTGCATATCAGCGGCAAAAGACGCATTGTTAAGGTAATTGTTCAGGGCATTGATTTCATCACGCACGGATGAGATTTCAGACTTGATAAGTCCTTCAATGACAGTGAACATTGTCAGGATGTCCTCACCGGCCATAGTAAGGAATCGCCCCTTGATTTCTACGCCACCTTCCGGTGTGTACTTGATGTAAGTGCTCTCATCACGGGCGCCGATATAGGAAGTACCGTACACTTTCATGTAGGCATGCCCGGTGGATTTGTCAACACCGAAGGAGATTACATCTTTCCCCGTTAGGTTGAAGTCGTCAATGCCGGTGTAGAAAATTATAGACGGGGATGTCTCGTTGGTAGACGATAGCACGATTGCGCTTTGAAGGTCTACATCTGTACGGTGGCCCAATCCTATAATATCGTCACCTGCTTGGGGGATATCACTACCTTCATCACAGATGGCCTTGGATAAGTCAATATAGTCACGTCCCACAGCCATGACCTCACGCCAATAGTAGCGGTTGGAGGCGTTCAGGGTAGTCCCTTCGACGATGTTGCACTCCTTTGCTTGCGCCAGCGAGCCTACACTAAATTCGTTTGCTATCGCTTCACCTTCCTGCTCGGCAAGGAAATAGCAGCGGTAGGCATCTTCCAGTTCCTCCACGCGGATGCACTTCATACCGGCATGGGTGATTGTCTGTTCACCGCCTACATGGGTGGCTTTCTTAACCTGCAGTTCTTCAAAGACGGCCTTTATCTTCACATACAGACGGTCAACGACAGCTTGGGAAGTACCGTCTTCACGGACGGTAATACCACTGCCATTCTTGCCAATCAAAAGGCCTTTTAAGAATGTGATAACCTCCTCCGCTACGTCGCTTGCATCCTTTCTCAAGAACATTCTTAGGGTACGTAAAGCAGAGAATACATTGAAGTTGCTTGCGGCCGTAGCGTCGTTGGTCTTGATGACATAGATGTTGCTTCCTCCCGAACCGGTGAAGGTCTGTCCCTTAAAAGTCAACTCTTCGACTTGCGTTTCAATATCGGAAAGGCGGGAATAGGCGGTGCTTTCGCCAATCGTATACTGCGGGGAATCGTAAGGCTTGTCGAGGTTGATTTCAAAGCCGATGACACGGGACAAGCGCCCGTCCTTGAAGTAGGCAGGATTGACAAGGTTGATGCGCTGTCCTATGTCAAAGCTGTGATTTATTTGGTCTTTGTGTACCCAGATGGAGTTGAGCGTAGCCGTATAGGTGCCGTCGTCGATGCAGGTCTTTGCCACGTACTTCTTTGCAGTGGCAAGCAGTTCCTCTTCGGCAGCAGCCACCAACCCAAGTTCAGTTATCTTCCCGACATTCCAGCCGGACAGCACATATCTGTCACCTTTTTCGGGAAACAACACTTCATCCGGCAGGGGTCTACCGTAGTCCTCGTTACGGATAATCTCCCAAAGCTGGGCGTCAGGATTCCATGTGCCGTCGTCGTTCTTCTCAGTCAGACCAAGAGGGTTAAAGGCAGCACCGAACTCCATGCCGTTGAGCTTGCCGGATTCGAACCTGATTTTGAGTTCATGTCCTTCAAGGATGTATTCCTTCGAGAAGTTGATGCCTGAATCCTTGAACCGGTAGAAGGTAGCTTTTGTCTTTGTACCATCTTCATTATCTACCTCGCTCTCATAAGAGCTTACACCGGTGATTTCACCCACCCGTTTGGGATAGACGTCGTCGAATACAACAACGGCTTCAATGGCTTCCAAATCGGTCAAGCCCTCGTGGGCATCCACGTATGGAGTGCCTGCCGGAAGCATAAGGCGCTTCTGGACGATACCGTTGACAACAGTGGTCCGGTCTACCGGGCGATAGTTGGTAGGGATGTTTCTTGTTGAACCGAACGCATAGATTCTTGTGGCATAAGTACCCTTGCTGTCACTCCGGCTCATGTCCTTGGCTTCCTTGCCAAGTTCAATCTTAACAGCGTCGGAGAACTCACAGCGTCCGAAGTTGATGACATGGTCCGTTACCCAACAATCACAACCCCAGTTATCAGCCATGCTGAACATAGCATCAATGAGGTTGGTATTGTCATAGGTCATCAATTTGGAGGAGTTCTCGACACTATCGTCAATGGAGAACACGAAGTCTTTTCCCTCATATTTATAACCAAGAGCTTTCAAATTGCGAAGGAATACACCCATCTGGACATCCAGTGAAGCGGTAAGGGACCAGGACGCTTCCTGTCCTCTGTACTCCGGGGTGTACTTGAATATCTTTGTTTTCCACTTGAAATAGTAAGCGTCAAAACGAAGTTCATAGGAGTAGCCTCCGTTCTTGTAGGTCGGATAGGGAATATCTACAATCTGATAGATTTTTGCCAATTTACCGCCCATGGAGGCATCGAGTACCCCACGCAGGTCAACGTAATCACCTACTTGGAAATCGACTGGGGACAGAGTATTAAAAGGTAGTACGACATAGTCCTCTTTCATTAAAGAGAACTTGCCTTTTGCACCGGAATTGATACCAGTTGAAAAGCGGGTATTGCCTTGTATGTCCTTAATATCTATCATGTAAACAAAGGTCGGACATAAAAAAAAGAAGCCCTAAAAATTAGAGCTTCCATACACGACAATGAATTTAATGTCGTAAATTTCTAGCCTACAACACGGTTAGATGGATTATACTCACAGAATTTGGCTGATATTTTCCCAAATGTCCGGTCTAAGCTTTGGGCATAAGAAACGCTCTTTCCTAAATACAGCAAATGATAAATATCACTATTGTTCTCAGGAATCTGAATATCAATTTTACCTTTGTAAAGTTCTTCATAAAAAGCTGTTTTCTTTGCCTGATAATCGGCAGGAGAATCACCTTCTACTGTAAAAACAAGAGTTAACTCACGCTCATCAAGCTTGGGGTTATCCATAAGAACTTGTTTCCCATGTTCCAAGCGTGATTTATTCTCTATAAACTCTTTCAGAGGTACCGGTGCTCCCAGTACATCAAGAAAGTTATCTCCCATTCTAACACCCCACTCTTTTAGGGCTTCTCTTCCGTTTATTATTAATTCTGCCATAACTATTATAGATTCTTTATATCCTGCTTGATATCATTTGTATTATCGAGTATTCGCGGACTATTCTTGGCAAGAATAACAGAGTTTTCAAGTATATCTCTACGGTCCATGTTACCTTCTACTTGGAATGTTCTCATTTCATCTACGATTCTTTCCATATTGGAGACTCTATCGGTCAATGCCTTTATGTCCTCTGTCGGGAAAACAATATGTACCTGCGACTGATAGCCGCTCGCTATTGTCTCTTTGGCTCTATCTGCGAAATTAGGAGTTCCAGATAACAAAGCTGGGACATCCCCACTTCTAAGATTGAGCAATGAAAGTTTGCCATTGATGGATGAAAGTAAACCGGTCTGTTGAATGGACTGGTTCTTTATTTCTTCCCCGGCAACCTGCAAAGCTGTAAAACGTCCGTTAAGTTCTTCGCCGGTATCTTGTGACATGGCTTCAAAACCCTTACTACTCGCCTGCTGTAAAAACATGGTTCCAAAGAACTGGTTGATGGCATCAACTTCTTTCTTCATGTCGTCAACCATCGTCTGTTTCATGGAGTCGAGGAGCTGCTTTTCTTCGGAAGTCAGGTCGTCATCTCCCATGGCCTTTTTCCACTCATTGTACCACTTCTGCATCTGCGGTTTGAAGTTCTCCACATACATGGCCTTAATCAAAGCCTTGCGCATGTATTCGCTCATGTCATCGGAAATATCCTCCGCTGTGGCCTCTATATCGTACAAGGAATTCAGAATACCATCAGAGAACGACTCCCATTCCTGCTCAGCTTCATTACGGGCGTTCTCCGCTTCCTGGGCGGCTTCTTCCGCACGGTTGATGGCTCCCGTATCAAGAGTGGGGAAAAGCTTGTTAGCCGCATCCACAATGTCGACACCGGCTTTCTGAATTTCGGCTATCATCTCGTCCAGAGTCTTGCGCTCGGCCGTATCAATGGCACCGTCTTTCATAAATTCGGTATATTTGTCATACCAGGCCTGAATCTGAGGCTGGAGCTGGGCAGTAAACATGGAATCCACCAAGGCATTGCGCATATATTGATAGATATTGTCGGCTATGTCCTCGGCGGTAGCTTCTGCGTCATAGAGCACACTCTTGATACTGTCGGAGAAAGAGTTGAACGCTTTCCTTACCTCCTCTCCAGAGTCTTTCCACGCGCCACTGATTTCCCCGGCAGCATCGGCGACCTCCTTGCTCAATTCGTCAATGTCATTCTTGATATTGGCACGTTCTTCATCGGTTACAAGTCCATCCTCCGAGTATTCCTTCCATTTCTCCCAGATAGCTTTGATACGTGGTTCATATTGCTCGATATACATGGATTCGATAAGTTCCTTGCGCATGGATTCGGAGATATTCTTGGCAACGGCTTCGGCTGTTACCTCGGCATTGGTAAGAGAGTTCAATATGTCATCGGAGAAGGACTTGAATTCCTCTTCAAGTTCCTTCTTCATGTTACTCTCGGTAATGCCAAGAGTATCAGAAAGAATGTCTTTGGCGGCTACGATGTCATTAGCCAACTTTTCAGCTTCGCTTCTCAGTGTATTACGTTCAGCATCGGTTATATCGCCGTCAGACATGGCTTTCTGAACCCGTTTATAAAACTCTTCTATCTGTGGTTGGAAGGTATCGGCAAACATCTTCTCAACCATTTGTTGACGGATGTACTCGAAGATATTGTCTGTTATGTCTTCGGCGGTGGCTTCGATGGAAGACATGGCAGACTTGACGTTATCAACAAACGACTGCAGGTCTTCGGCGTCCTTCAGTTTGTCTGTGAAGATGCTGTTCACACCCTCAACACCTTTCATCATCTGCTCAATGTATCGGTCAACCTGAGAACCGAGCTGTACCATGTCACTCTCGGACAATCCGTCTTTGGAAAGTTCTTCAAAAGTCTTGTACAACTCTTCCATCCTGCCCTTGTATTCTTTCTCGTACAAAGCCTTTATCATTGCCTGACGGAAGTAATCATAGATATTGTCAGAAACATCCTTGGCTGTCACATCAAGGGAAGTAAGAGAATCCTGCATGCTACCGATGAAGTTCTCATAATTATCCGTGCTACTGTCGCTATCCTCTTTGGTCCAGCCGAAAATTTCCGCAAGCTTGTCACGTTCGGCAAGTGCGGAACCGGCGATTGCATCATACTGCTCCCGAAGGGCCTCCATCTCCTCCTTGGTAATGCCTTCCTGGTCTTTATTGGCCCGGGCAAAGGCATCGTACCACGTTTGAAGGTCCTCGGTAAATTTGTTGCCTACCATTGTGGTAAGCACGGCACGCTGCATATATCCGCTGAAACTGTCAGAAAAGTCTTTCGCGGAACTGTCCATATCCATGAGAGTATCTACAAAACTGTCGAACACACCGTCAAAGGTTGTTTGGGTGAGCTGCTCTTTTATCTGGTCCTGAATATCCTCAATCCTTTCCTCTCCATCTATAATGCCGTTCAAATATTCTTGCACGTCACCGTCCATCTTCGCCCAGAAGGCAGGAGCTTCGGATTTAAGTTTCTCCAATTGCTCAACAGTGAGGTCAAACAGTCCGGTCATTCTTCCGGTCCCGATAAGCTCTTTGGCGGCATTGACTGACATGTCGAGTGCGTCGGCAATGTCCTGCCAGTCGCTTGACGAGGTGTTCTTTGCCATCCGCTTGCCAATGGAATGGGAACCGGCAGATGCACCGGAATTAAGACGCTCTTTTCCCAGCAGGCGATATGCCTCAATCTGCTTTTCAACAAGGCCAAGCGCCTCTTCTCCGACCTTGTCCGCTTCCATACCGTAGGAAATGCCGATATATTCCAGTTTCTTGTCTATCAGCTCATCCCATATCTCATTGAGTTTGTTATATTCCTCAACCATCTCATTATAGTGGGAATAATCGGCACCGAACATCCCGTCCAACGCGGACACTACAGAGGAAATTCCAGAAACCGCACTCATTGCGCCTCCGACAATATCACCCGACATGATTTGCCCGAACCCGGATGTCGTTTGTCCTAAGCCGCCAAGCGCATCAATGGCACTTGTTATCTTGCTATCGTCAAATCCGAATATGTCGGCGATACTTGAGCCGAACTCATTCAATGCAGGGGCAAAAGACGTCACAGCATTTCCTGTATCGGTGATTCCTTGACCGATTTTCTTGGAATCGTTGCCACCCTTTTTTATGGCTTCTATCCCTTTCTCCAAGTCAGAGACGAAAGCCTGCCACGGTGATTTGCCTTTCAGCTCATCCTTTAGCCCTCTGATTGCATCTGTTACGTCCTTTATGGAGATTTCACCCTTTTCTATCTTTTCAATGTCCTTATCAGTGAATCCGAGCGCTTTCAATTCATCAAGTGTAACATTCGTTCCGTCACTTTCCTTTGTACCAGACATGTACTTGACAAGTGTTTCATACTTATCAATGATGGACTGAATAGCGGAAACGGACTTATTGCTGGCATCTTCAAAGAGGTCTGCCATCGCCTTTGTGGAGTGACCGAACTGTTCATCAAGCTGTTCAAGAGCCTTGTTCTTTTGGGCTACCTTGGAAGCGTACTCCGGGCTGTCGGTTTGCAGTTTGGCTATCTCGTCATTGTATTTCTGTACAAGGTTCTTGCGCTTCTCCTGATAGTTTCCGTACTCAATGAAGTATTCCTGCCATGCTTTACGTTCGGATTCCAACTTCTCTTTACTGGCATCTTTAACCCCTTTCCCGTATGACTTGTAAGCGTTTTCTTCCCAAGCGGACAAATCAGATTCCTGCTCATCGGTCAGTTTTCCATTTTGGGCCTTTTCCCACTCTTTGCGCTGCTTGTCTATCGCATCGAGTTCTTTCTGATAGTCCAAGTCAATCTGAGCCAGCTTCTTCTCAGTACCATCCTCCATGAGGTTGACTTCATCCTGCTGGTTTTTCCGACGAATGGAAAGAAGTTGTTCGGCAAGTTGTTCTTGCTGTTTAAGTCGGTTTTCGGCTTCTTTCTTGGCTTGATTTTCCTGCTTGATTAAAGAACTTCCGGTAATACCACCTAAATCTTTATAGGCTTTCTCTTTTGATAGCATATCTTCACGGGCCTTTTTTACCTGTTCCGATGTTGCTTGTTGGTCTTTAAGTAATACTTCATAACCTTTCTTTGCTTTTTCCCAATCGGATTTGGCTTTCGCAAGGTCTTGCTGGTAGGTTGAGGTTTTACGTGACTTTAACTCCGATTCAAGTATATCTATTCTACTTTGCAATTCAGATTCAGTAGTCGCACCTTTCAAAGAACCAATGCCTACATTCAAAGAATACCACTTATTATTCTTTCTTGCTTGTTGAAGGCGCTTCATTTCATTCAGTTCAGACTTTATCTGAACATCAGTATTTTTCTTTAAATCAAGTTGCCATTGAGCTAGTTCATCAGAACGGACTTCTTTTTGATAAGCTATGAGAATATTTCTTTCTTCATCTATCTTTGATTTCAAAGTAAATAAAGTTTCATTCCTATATTTGTCAGCAAGTTGTTTCTCTGATTCATTCAAGCTGTTTTTATGAAAATTCGGGTCTTCTCCGAACCTTTTCCATAATCCGATAACCTGTTCGTATTCATCAATTAGTTTTTTAGAGTTGTTGTAATTAATTTTATTCTCTTCTACGTTCCTTTTTCCAGCTTCCTCATTGTATTCTTTCCATAAAGCTATCAAGTCTCTAATATGTCCTTTTTCATCTATGTATTTTTGGAAGAGAGCAGGATATTCATTCTTTATTGCATCCATTGCCTTCACCCTATCCATAGAAGAGGTATATTCATTTTGAAGGGTGGAAATCAATTCTTCAAGCCTTTGTTTATGTTCTTGCTCTTTTTTAATAGACTGTTTCTTTTGCTCGTCAAATCTTTTTTGCGCTTTCTCTGCCGCGGTTGTCGAATCGTGGAAAGCCCACATTGCAGCACCAAGCCCAATAACGGCGGTAGCCAACAAAACATAAGGATTAGTAAGCATTGCAGCGTTTAAAGCTAACTGCGCTTTTCGTGCCAATAAACGGGC